GAGATGCTATTAGATCATCTTATGGTGATGTATCTAGATTCTCTAAACAGGGTGAAGATACTCTACAAACATTTGAAAGAATGGCTACTGCAGCTCAGAGTGTCAACTATTGGTTTGATGCATTAGGTTATACTGCTGAACAAACAGTTGATATGTTCAGTAAGATGGTGGATGCACAAGGTTTATTGACAGCATCTTCTACAGGATTCTTTAACGTTGATTGGATGAACTCTCCATATTATAAACAGATGATGGAAGAGTTTGGTGGTGGCGACTACGCTGGTGGTGGTCGTGGAGCATACTCTCAGTACTTCACTGATGGTATGGCTAATATGTTCGGTGGTGGTATTCCTATAGCATATTTACAAAACATGTATGGTCAAGGTCAACAAGGAACATTTGAACCTACCGAGGAACAGAAAAAATTAGCAATCGCTGGTGCGCAAGCAAACTTTGTTGAAATGTTTGGTGGTGAAGAAAACTTTGGTAGAGTAATGCAAAGTTACTTTAGTGGATTTTACACACCAGAAGAACAAGCTGAGTTTATGGCACGCCAAGCAACTATACAGGCACAACAACAATTAGAATTGGTTCAAACTCAACTTGATGCATTGTCGGAACAGTTCGAAGGCATTGATCCAGATCTTGCACAAAGACTTGAAGGTATTACAAGTAGAGAACAAATAGAAGAAGCAAAAGCTGAGTATAGAAAGGCAATTGAAGCCGCAATGGAAGCGGGTGATATGGCACTTGCTGCAGAACTCCTACAGAGTGCAGACATATTCACTCAAGCGGCAGAGATGCAATTACAGGCCGCAGAAATGAACGGCGAAGCGGCAAGTAGTGCTCAAGACTATGCAATTGGTCAAATTGAATCTGGTTATTCTGGTGTATATGTTAGTACCAATCAGGCAAGTGGTAATTTAGGAACTTCTGCTGCGCTGATACAAGATGATATGTCATCAGAACCATCTGCACAAGTTAATGCAATTACGCCTATTGTTATGGGTGGAAATACTGTTAATAATTCTTCCGCACAAATTAGTAGTATGGGTGGGGGATCTGGTTCATCTGTTAGAGATTATCATCCAATTCTTTCTATTGATGTTAGAGGAACAACTGCAGGTTATCTGGGGTTAGGTAGTAGATAATAAAAAGGGGACCGAAGTCCCCTAGTAATCGTTCTGGTGATTTTAAGTGCATATCACAACGCGACACTGCACTCCTATATGGATACCCAAGGCGATTAACCCTCGCGTTTAACCTTCAGCAAGTTTTTCAAAGTAAGTCAAACCATCATCATCATCTTCGCTTGACCAAGGATCGTCACTGGCTTCTTCAACCGTTTCTTTCCTTGTTTGAACTACAGGTTCTTCTCTAGTTGGCATGGGTCGTTCAACATGAGAAACCTCTTGGTTTAAGTCAAGAACAAAGTTTAGTCGATCTTTCAACTCATCATAGGTCTTGAAATTGGTTTCGCTGATAAACTCATTAAGAGGATATTCAGTATTCCAAATTCGTTCCAAATCATCTTCATCTTCAGATAATGGTTCTGGAGAATCAAACTCAGACTTGTCGTAGTTACGATAACCTTCAACATTACGAATCTTCAACTTGAAGTTTGCACCTTCCCACAAATCAAAAGGATTTACAGGAGTTTCATCATCAAACTCTGGGTTCATCATGTCATTCAGCTTGTCAAAGATTTTCTTGCCAAACTTGAACAACTTAACTTCGCCTTCGTTTTCAGGATTAGAAGGATCTTTTACAACGTAGATGTTTGCGATGTAAGAAAGACGACGCTTTTGCTTACGTGCAATATCTTTGTCCGAATCCAAACCAGAGTTCCAGAGAGCTGAGTTATGCTCAGACACCGGATCTTTTTGGTTGATGGTGGTCAGTGAGTTTTCAATATACCACTTACCCGTTGGACCTTGAAAAGAGTGAGACCACAACTGAACCCAAGGCATATCTTCATTTTGTGGTGAAGGTAGAAAACGAATAACGGCATAACCGTTACCAGATTTATCTACTGATGGTCGCCAGAAACGAGTATCCTCATAGGATTTCTTTTCTGATGTTCCACCAAGCTTGGTGATCTCGTTAGTTAACTTCTTGAGATCTTTGTTGCGTTGACGTTTTAGTTCTGCAAAGTTATTTGCCATATGTGTTACCTCGTATGTTTTTGTATGTTAATTGTATTTTTGTCTTATCCACTTTTTTCATTATGTAATGGTATACAGTCAACTGACCATATTCCTTAGTGCAGATTTATACCTTCCGATATCAAACGCCATAAAGGGCCGATACTTCTTGCACAATCTGCTGACCTCATCGTATAATGGGTCAGATAGTATATTATCATAATCATCCATAAATGTCAAGATGTCATTTAAAATAATTAATGTTTCTATACTAATTTCTTTTTGGAGGAACATACGAATGATCTCCGGATGTTCGTTCCGTTTAGTCTTAAAGAGATTATTTATCTCGCTTGAATCTAGATCCTCAAGAAATGATACTTCGTTGTTGAAGTTGTACGACAATGACTCTTGTCTCTGTTTCCATTTCTTGTACACAGATTCACATTCTTCTGTTAATAGATTACTAACGTATACTCTACCATTTTCAACAAAGTTTGCGACTAAGAATTCTTCTAGATAATTACCTTTAGCCTTACCTAGTCGCATAAAGACAAATCGGTCCTTTCTCTTATCAAAAGATTTCTCAACTGATCTTATCTTTTTGTCATATTTAAAGTAGTCGTAGTCAGACGTAAAATGGTTTTTGAGTGCTACGTATAATCCGTATGCGCACAATCCGTCCATATCAGTCCTTTATCGGTAATCTCGCACCAGAACTCACAACCATATTATCTTTGATTGCTTCCTTCTCTATTCTAGTTTTCATCTTAGCTGTAACCAAAGATGCGGCAGTCTCAACTTCAATATTGTTTTTTTCACAATACAAAAGAACAGCATCAATCATAGAGATTGGTGCCTTCTCTCGCATAATGTTAACAATATTTTTCTCAAAGTCTTTCTGACTAAGAATCTTCAGTTTTGCTTTTGATGGTTGTTTTTCTTCCATAGATACTGGCTGATGTTTATACAGTTTCATCTTCCTGAACTCCATCAAAAATTTCTACTTCAACTTCCAGAGGTTTTTTGGTGTTTCTTTCTTTTGCACGACGGATCGCATTTAGTCGTCGTTGTTCTTTATCTGCAAGTCTCCGAAACTTACGGTTAAGTCCTGTTGGGTCCGGCTTACCAAATTGCTTTGGTGGTTCTTGCACTGGATTGTCTGATCTCAGTCGCAAAATATTTGATGCAACATCTCTTGCATTATGAGGCAATTCTTGGTATAATCTCTTACCAGCTTTAGACGAATTACCCGCTTTCCTCAGTAGTTTTGCTTTCTTGCCGTTCATACGAATCTCCATTTGATGAAGACGCTAGTATACCACCATAGTCCGAACTTGTCAAGTAATCCAGACACTTTCCACAATTTAAATCGTTTTCGTATAGGCGCTTTAGCAAGTCACCCGAATTATCATAATCTGATTCACGGATGTCCCTGCAAACGCACAGAATCATTTTTGCTGTGCGTATGCTTCTAGGTGCTTGATGTATTCTCCAATACTGTGGTCACCGAAACTATCAATCTTGCCTTGTTTTAGACCATTCCAGATACCACGCAGTTTGTCTTTAGTTAACTGCCATCCAGTAAGATTGCGAACAAGACCGTATGCGTTGATGTAACGGGCTTCACCGTGATGTTTGTATCCCAGAATCGCCGGTGGAACTGTAGTTACGATATCGTTATTGTTTCTCCAACGATAGTGACGAACGGGGAGACTCTTGCAGTATTTGTCCCAACCTACTCGTGGTGAACCATAAGTGTATAACTCTTCAACTTCAGGCATATCACCGTCTAATACGCAACGAGCGGAAATGATTGTTGCCATTGCGGCACCGAGACTATGACCCGTTACCCACACTTTGCGTTTACCAACTGCTTTGGGTGTTAAGTCTTCACGAATCATGGGCCACAGTTCGTCAACTTCTGACTTGAACCCACGATGAACACGACTAACCGTCTCAGACAAAACTGGCAATGCCTGAAGATCTGCTTTAATATCATTGAATTCTGTGGGTTGTGTACCACGACAGGCGATCACCAAATCATTTTTGTTTTGAAAACGATATGCCTGTGATCCTTCACGATTGTAAAACTCTACCTGAGTAAATCCATAAGCCTTGACCGCTTTCTTTGCCGCCTTTTCATCAAGATATGCAATAGAACTAAGGTTGGCGAATAACGCACTCTTGTCCTGAAAACTCATTTTACTAATCATTTCTTTTTCTCCAGTTTTTTGATTCTTGCATCAAGTTCGGGCCACACATCAAACTCGTGCAACTCTTTACACGGGTGACTGTGTTTTTCCAATTGTGCAATGCGTTTTTCGAGTTCGTCTATCTTCTTGGTAACATACGGATACTTTTTTCTCCAAGCATCTGTAGGTTGTTCAAACCAAGTGAGACCCCATCGTTCAACAAGATAATCAAGGAACTGGTCTAGTTTGGCATAACACCATAGACCAGCCCTTGTGTCTTTAAAGTATGCGAGAAATGCAGCGCCTGCTAATGAACCTAGAATTGCTGTGTAGATCCATAATGTGTCGCTAAACAATCTGTCTAAGATTTCCATATCAATACCTCCGTTAGATGAGGTATTTATATTTTTAGAATACAGAAGTGATAGCTAATTGTTCAATTTTACAACTTTGTTTTTTGTTGTCTTGAGCAATTTTAATTTTTCCACCAACTTCAATTTTGCGTTTGTTGGTTGAAATGTCAACAACTTTATCTGCGTCAAGTTTTACGCTACAATTAACATCAATGAAATAATTATATTTTTCATCTTGAGCTTTGATGATTTGTTGATCTTCTCGTTCTACAACCGTGAATGGATCTGCGTATGTTGTTGTGCCAAATGTGATTAAGAGTATTGCTAATATTTTGTTCAATGTATTTTCCTTGTGTATGTTTAATATTATTTATACACTATCTTAACCAAATCTTAACATTTTTTTTATAAATATTTTCCGTTTGGATATCGTATGGTCGCAGTTCTTGCATTCTTGATTTTGATCCCCGGCGGACTACTCTACAGTGATCATATTGATCGTAAGATTGATGCGTGTTGGAAACGTGGTGAGTCTTTCTGCACCTATCGTATGAAACCTCTTAACTCACCTAAGCGTAAACGATATCTTGAATCACTGGAAGGCGGTATTGATAAAAAGTTAGAATGTGAGGTGTGGTTGAAAGCAGATGAAGAGTTTGCAATAAGTGTTTTAGGATGCGACCCTCTTGCTGTAGTAGACTTTGATAAATCCTGCCCGTTTGATGCTCCCTCTATGCGAGGTATTCAGGGTTGCCGCCCACGGTGGGCTTAAGATTCTGTCAAAAATGAAATGCTGTCTTTGTGGATAACAATCTCTTTACCTTCTCGTTTAATGGGCAAAAACTTCCTTTCATCATTCATAACATCAGACAAACGACATCCTGTCGGCAAATATACTTCACAGTCTAGCCAACGAGTTCCGTCTGATAATGATACCACAACATTTACTATTTTATGAGTTTCCATAATATTATATAGTCAATAAAAAAGGGGTGCCGAAGCACCCCTTCCGGTTACACAAGTAGGTAACCAAATGCGAACCCAAGGTTCAGACCAATCGAGCAATAAAGAGCCATTTCCTTTTTGTAGTCAATGGGTACAAACTCCATAACTTTGTATGTTGTTTCTACTTTCTTTTCTTCCTCTTTCTGTGTCATCCCCTGTTGTTCTGGACGAAGAGGGACGACATTATCCATGCCATTACTCCTCGTTGTCTAACACGATGTAAGCGATATTTGATTTGTTCAAGTGAACCTCAGTACCGCTTGGTTGCATGAAAGGTATGAATTGACGATCATCATTCATAATCCAAGGGATGACATCCTTTGGCTTAAGAGTGATTGTCTCTTCTCCTACCAATTTACCATGTATCGTGTTTCCATTAACAAACGTTACTTTAACACGCATGAGTCTGTACTCCCTATCCTTAGTCAGCGAGAGGGTTGTCCAGTGCAGTTTGAATCTTACTATTCAAGCGATCTTCAACCGCTTTGATTTTCAGTTCTGTATCTGTCTGTAAACTCTCCCTACGATTGTCAAAACGTTCAGTCGCCTTGTCAATCATATCTTTGACTTTATCTTCCATTTC